CATCATCAACGCTAATAACATGATATGTCAATATACCAGTAAGTACATTGAAAGAAACTATTAAATCCAATTTACCAGTGGCCCCCTCTGTGAAATCAGGGTCGTGGACAAACCAATAAACAGTTTCTGCCTCTCCATCCTCGTAAGCCCCTATACATCTGGCATTCGCACTAAGTGGTGTACCGTCTATATAAGTTAAGGTGGTTAATGGCTCATTACCTTTGGTGTTTTCTATAACGCCTATCTCCGCATTCTCCGTAGAGCCCATGCGGATGTTCATTGCGTCTATGTATTCACCATCAGGTACAAGTCTCTCATCAAGAGACTTATTCATCTTACCTGCTATAAAGTTTCTTGTTATATTGGCCATGTTACTTTATCCACTTATCCATACCTCTCAAGCTCATCAATAAACGACCTGGATGTATGTTGCTTAGTCTAATCTTAGCGTTTCTCAATAATGCTGATTTTTCTTTTCTTGCTCTAGCTACAATGTACTCTTGCACGCCAAGTTTAGAGTTTAGTATTTCGTACTGAATATAAGCGTAAACGTATTTCTCAAACAACTTATTCACAGTTATTAAAGAATCATCTCCGCCCTCCATGCCATCAGACACATACTCAAGTATGCATAATTGGTCTGACATGTCTGAATTAAAGTTGATTACACCAGCTTTTTTATCAATAGCAAAAGTTGGATTTACGTTAGCAGTTTCTGTATTAAGACCATAACGCTCGCCTACTCCGTATTGAAAATACCATTGCCCATCAATCTCCCATCCCCATTGCCCATCAAACATACCACCTGGATTCATGTAGATGTTCTTCTTAGTACCATTCAATCTCATGGTATCAATGTGCGAGTTCTGTGGCTCAAGAATGTTGCCGTTCTGATCGAACAATATGTTGGCTTGATTGTCCTGTAAGTAAGCACGAGAAGAAAGAATCTGCACATTCTCAGTCATTGGCAATAAGTAACCATCTCTATATAAAGAAATACGAACCCAATTGACATAATCACTTGGAAGAATGTATCTCAAGTTACTGCCAACTGTTAGTTCAAGTACTTTGATTTCCTTAAATGCATCGTAGTTTAACTCTTGTATTGCACGTTTTGCGTGGAATAAAATTCTATATCGCTCTTCATTGTTTACCAGCGAGTGATTGCCGGTATACATCAATTGGAAATTCTTTACGATATCTTGAAGGCTAACGTATTGATATGACCCCCAATTAGCATCCTCTGGAGAGTTGCCATTGTTGTCGTAATACTGATATGTAGATAAATAAGCCATGGTTTATTATTGCTGTACGCTAAATGTGGGTTGTTCGTGAGCCTGCTGAGTCATACCAAACTGAACCACTTCTGATTCTCTAATAGACATACCAGCGTATTCTAAAATCTTAGTAGCCAACTTGTAAACGTAATCTTCAGAAAGCTCAAAATCTTGATAATCCGGTTGTGATTGGTCAAACACAGGCTCACCTCCTGAGATACTTATATAAGTCCACTTTGGAGTGAATGGATATCTAAAGTAATTAGCAATCACTTGCCCTGGAGTCTTGTAACTAACAGGATTGATAGTTAGAACGTCAGCCTGCTGAGTGTATGCAGGGAATAAAGATGATGGCGCAGTAAGCAGCGAAGTATTTAGCAAAGTAGATTTACTTTGAGTGACCTTCTCCGCTTCTACTGCATCTAATGCTTTTAATATTAAGAAGTTAGAAGGAGTAGTTGTGAATATATTTTTATCTAATAAGATTACAGTGTTACTCGATACTTGAACTACAGAGGCCAATGCTCTGGTAGTAGTATTGACAACAATGTCCCCCGGAACAATACCAGCTGATGTAAATGTAGCCCCACTATCAACCAACTGGAACGATACCACTGATGTATTGGCACCACTATCTAACACAGTTGGATAGCAAATTACCTTGGTCATCATATAATAACTATCTCCTGTAGTAGATAAACTTGGAAGAAAAAATACGCTGCCTGCAAAGTGACTCAATGGATTTGTTACGTTGAATATTTCCATTGCCTCCTCGTATGTTCTTTTCAAATCAGCATAGTCGCTACCTGATGTTAATGTTCTCATTGAGTACCGCATATTCTCCATATGGATTATCTTGTTGTAGGCGGAAAACATTTCTTCGTACAATTCCATCTGGGCCTGTTCGGCAAACAAATTGAAGTCTGATGGAGATATATAACCGTAATTGTTCTTGTTTAGTATTGACAATACGGTATTTCTTACTTCGTTAATCATCTTATTGTTTAGAGCAAAGATAAATAAAAAAAAAGAGGGAGCGTTTGCCCCCTCTATTTAAAGGATAATAAAGTTTAGTACATCAAATCCAAGCTGCTATCAAGCAACTTTAATGCATCTATACCTTCGTCTGTTTGCAAGAACAAAGCTACCTCAGTGTACGGGTCTGAACCATAAGGAATGTTCATCATCTTCTTCTTGTTTGAAGGAGTGTTAAACCAAACCTCTTTGTTGCCGTTTCTGAATGTTAAAACTTTTCCATCAAAATACTTGTGTACATTGGCTTCTAATCTTAACATAGGATCGTTGATTACATTCAAGAAACCTCTTGGATCTCTCTTTGCGTAAATCAAAACATCTCGCTTCAACTCAGCAGTACTAACAACTGATGGGTCTTTGCCAAACAAAACTCTGGACACATTCTCCAGTTGCTCGATGGTAAGAGAACGAGCTTCAATCAAAGCTTCTACTTCCTCGTTCAAGGAATCCACTTCTTGTTGTGCATCTTTCTCGTAGTTGACCTCAGCGAATACACTTCCATTCATTGGATGGTAGTGCAAGAACTGCTGTAGTACTGGATTGTTTTTTGGTACACGCAACATGCCATCTTCAAAAATGATAGGCTCAACAAGGGCGTTGCCGTCCTGATCATCCTCGAATGGGCTTTTTTGGTTTACCGCATACCGCAAAGGGCGATTGACATTTTGCTCTTCGTCAAACCACAAAAGAGGGAATCTTCTTGTACTCCTAGATGGAATAGTAAAAGAAAGTGGTGATGAGTGTAATAGTTTGTAGACTTTGTCTACGGGTGTTGCATTTTTTTTCATGATATAATTTGATAAAATTTAATCTTTTTAAAAAAGAGAGTGCCATTTCTGGCACCCTCTTCTCGTATGGAAACCTATATATCAGTCAGTTACAATTAAGCACCGTAACGGAATAACACGAAGTTGTTAGCACCCAAGGTACAAACACAACGCTCTGACAAGAAGTTAACTTCCATAGCATCTAGGTCGCTAGTAGCAGCACCACCGGCAGAACCAGTGATCCAAGTCTTGTAACGTCTGTCTTCAGTAGCAGTAGCTCTGTAACGAACGTGCAAGAATGGACGCTTAGCGTTCTTACCTAACACTTGGTCGTACACAGTGGTAGAACCAGCAGGTACTAAAAGACCAGTGATTACGTTAGCTGTGCTAGCACCAGTAGTAGATGCAGTCAAACCACCACGCATGGTAGGATCGTTTAAGTATTTCCAGTCAGACTTATAGAAGTCATAACCTCTACGGAAACCACTGAATCCTAAGTTCAACGCCATGTTCACATCGTTGTCAAACAAACCGAAAGAAGCAGCGTTAGAAGCACCAGAAGAGTTGTAACCGTTCAAGGTAGCCAACATGTCATCGATGTCAAAGCTGAAGTCACGGTTAACGAAGATTACGTTCTCTTCGATAGAACCTTGCTTATCCAAACGAGAAACGATAGAATCGAAGTCAGCTAAAGTGGTTGGGTTACCACCGCCCCATACGTTTCCACGATCGTTTACTACGTAGAATACTCCTTCAGAACCTTTGTAACCAGCAGCAGTAGCACCAGAACCACTTGCAGCAGGAACAGCTTCAATCATAGCGGTCTCTAAGTAGTCTTCGAAACGCAAACGAGTTTCGTGCTCAGACTTTAAATACCACAAAAATCCAGAAGCACCATTCTCGGTAGTTACTTCAATCCATCCAATCTGAGCCATGTCAGAACCAGAAACAGCATACTTATCTTTGATGATAATTGGGCTGTTGTCGTAGATTTCATCTTCAGCTTCCAAAGAACCTATCATTCCATTAGTTCCTTTTTTGAATTCAGAACCATAGATGAAGATAGTGAAAGTGTTAGCAGCAGAAGCGTTGGTCATACCAGCAGCTTCGTAGAAAGCTACATCAATAGTACCGGCACTGGTGTTAACCGCAGTGATGATACCTTTGTTTTGAGTAGGACCAGCTACGTTAGGAGTGATTACTACAGTTTGGCCTACACGCAAAGCAATGCTACCAGCAGTCAAACCAATAGAAGCACGGTTAGGAACCAATACGTCATTGATTGTGAAAGTAGCAGTGTCAGCACTAGACAAAGTAGTAGTGGTACAGTTTACGTACTTGATATGCAAACGGCCTTGTTCAGCCCATTTAATCATATCTGAGTTGGAAGGCATCTCAGCGCCAACCATACGCAAGAAAGAAGCGATAGTACGATTACCATAACGCTCAAATTCTTTCTCGTAAGTATCGGGGAGATACTGGTTCAAGAAGTTGAAGTCGGTAATATAATTAGTAGATAGGGGTACCTGTTGCGCACTCGGCTGCAACTGAAAGGTAGGTGAGGACAAAATTGCCATTGTTTAGTTTATTTTTTTTAGTTATAGTTTTTTAATACTACGTATTTTCAATCCTTTGCCGGAATCAGGGTTCACCGTCTTAACCTGGAATCCTTCTTTGCTCATTGCTTGAGGAGCCTGTCTTTCGCTCATATTAATGTTCTTAATCTTGCGATCCACACTTTCCGTAGCTGCTGCCATACCTTGTTCATAAAAGTATTTGGCAAAGCGTTCTGGATTCATAGCCACCGCTAACGCTCTATGATAGCCCACTGCATCCTTAATCATCCCTGATTCATCCAAATACTTACTAATGAAGTTTGTTGGAGTCATCTGAGACTTCTTCAATTCAACAGCATCCCCCGGTGCGAAACGTAAAATTTGGTCGTTTACCTTAAACTCAAAACCTTTGAATTCATTGTCAAATACCTCCTCGGTCTTTTTTGAGAACCACTCACGTTTACGCTCGGCTTCTTGCTCCATAGTTTTCGCCTGCGATATATATTGCTTGTAAGCCTCTAGTTCTTCTTTCTCTTCCGGAGACATGGTTGCCGTTCTTGACTCAAGGGGCATTTTGTATTTCTCTTTCTGAGTATTGAAGTACTGCTTGGCTTCTGCAACCATTTTCTTCTTGGCTAGTTTGGCTTTCTTGATAGATGATTCATCGTCTAAGTCTTCGTCATACGAATACTCTTCTAACATCACATCGATATCTTCGTCATCCAAACCAACCTGAGTTGACTTAAAGTAATTACGCAATAATGAATCTTGGTTCATTGAATCGAAATCCTCCCTCAACTTTAGGAAGTCATCAAATCCACGCCCAGTTTCTTTGCGATACTTCAAGTATGCAGATACATCTTCAGGAAGATCTTCCTGAGAACGCTCTGCCATCAAGTCATCAAAAGAATTGATTTGCTTGTCGTAGCGTTTGCTTATATATGAAAGAACGTCTTCTTCTTTAAGTTCTACCGGTGTAGGCTCAGGAGTTGGTTCAGGTTCTGGCTGTGGTTCAGGTTGTGGCTCAGGTTCTTGACTTTGCAATTGCTCCTGATGTTTGTTCAACAATTCCTCTTCCAGTTCTTGAACGCCCTTGGTTTCTACAGGCGTAACTTCTCTTACTTTTATTTCCATTTGATTTAATTTAATTGCTACAAATTTATATATTTTTTTTAATATCGTTATTTGGGTTCAAATGACGATAAATCAAAGCCATCCAAGGTATCCTCTGTTGACTCGAAATTAATCGGAGGTAAATTGTTTTTCCTTTGGTTAATCAACTTAGATTGCTCAGTATTCTGTTGGCTTATTCGCTTCGCTTTGGCATCTTCTTTCTCTTTTTCTCTTGAAGATAAAGACTGCATATCAACTCCAGCAAGAGTCATATTATATTTAAACTCTTCTCCCATCAATTGACGTTTCAACTCGGCTTCAGCTTTCATCCTTTCAATTTCAAAAGCCACTTCAGCTTGCTTAATTTGCATCTTGGATCTACCTTCTGCTTCAATCTTCATCATGGCTGTTTGCGAAGCCATCTGCTGAATCTCCATTTGCTGTTGGGCTACCATCTGCTGTTTCATCATCTCCATCTTATCTCTCTGCTCTTGAACCTTCATTCTCTTAACTTTAAGCAACTGATTGGCTAACTTCAAGTTCTTAATCTCACGGATGTCAATAGCGTCCTCAAGATTGATATCTCCCTTAGACAATGCCATTTGTATATTGGCTTCAAGCTGTGCTCTTTCCTCTTCGTCCGGAGCAATCTCTAAGAATATACCAAAGTCATAAATGTATAAGTCCTTGATTTCGTTTAAGATAGAAACATTGTATTTACCAATACGACTGATGAAATCGTCTTTGAAATCAGCATATTGTAGAATGTCTGCAACTCGATACGTTAAAGCTTCGGACACGGATCTGAATATATACAAGCCGGCCTCTAGTACATGACGAGTAGCCGTGTTTGAATTCAATGCTGCCAATTTCTGTAAACCTACTAATGCGTTAGGATCTGGTGTAGATGCATCACGAGCTTCATTAAGCCCTGTTACTGTACGCAACATATCCATATAATGATTGTAGTTAGCAATCAGCATTTGGGTCTTAGAAGCTCCAGAGTTAGAAGTCAACTGCGTAATAGGAACTCTAGCATTGTTAAAGTCTCCATCCTGAGTATAGCTTCTACCAATTACACTACCAGTTTGGAAGTATAATCTTAAAGCATCTTCAGGATTGTATGCATTCCCGGTGCCAAGGTCCACTTCATTAAGACCATCAGCATCGATGAACACCCCATCGGGTACAGTACGAGCGATTACTTGTTGCAGCTTTAAGTGAGTTAACTGAATCAAGTCAGCAAATGGTATCATCCTACGAACCAAAGACTCAATAACACCCTTGTACATCCTAGGAGCACATGCCACGTAGTTGGGAAGCGCATGCTGAGCAGAAGACTTAGGTCTAACCATGTTTTGAGCCATCTCCCACTTAAGAAGATAGTTGGTTCCCATTACCATTACGCCCTCGTACCATACATCGATAGTTTTTTCAACTTTCTCGAACTTACCGTCCTCCATCATGTCAGCTGGTGGATTGAACGTGTCGTCTTTCTCAATGTATCTTACCCCTCCACCTTCTAAGTATTTCTTCTTGTAAACTATCTTCTTGGTAGTCTTGTAGTTGAAATACAAAAGTGTAGTGGTATCACGGAAGAATATGGTATTCTGATAGAACTGAGCTACGTTGTAGTAGTTGTACCAGTTCTGGCTGCTCTTGGCGATTTCCTCCAACTGCTCATTGGTAAGCGTTGGGTCTATCTTGAGCAACTCTATGATAGGCAATGTTTTAATTTCGCCCCAGTAAAAACAATCTTTGAAATATGGGTCTTCGGTGTAACTATAAACTACATTCGCAGGGTCCACATAAGAAATCTGAACGCCACTGCCCAACAAGAACTCGTGCTTAACTACTCCAATGCCAATAGTGGTCATGTCGTAATCAACACGCTTTCTTAAATCCAAATATTTATTTTCATCAAGGATTGTGTTGATGGCTTCCTCTTCAGCGATCTCAATAGCAGGCTTATAGTTAAGCTGCATATACAAGGAAAGCTCTTCATCGTTTCCAGGAAGCTCATCAGGGTCCATAGTGAAGGGGTCGATTCCGGTTCTTTCTTTTACAATCTCTAAAATATCCTTGGATACCATCTGAGATTCTATAATGTCTTGATACTTAGTACGTTTGGCTTGAGACATTGCGTCTTGCGCATAGGCTTTAACCTTGAACAATCTATCAGACATACCGTTAACAACGATATCCACGAACTTTGGAATAACCGGAACAGGAGTCCAGTCTAAGTTTAAATAAGACAAGTCGCCATTGATGGCAAGTTCGTCTTTGTATTTTTGAGTTGATTGCTCGCCTCTGGCGTATAATCTAAGTCTATGGAAATCTCTCCATTGACCATAGTATCTGCATTGGTTACCATCCTTCCGGAACCACTCGTATTGTATTGCTTGCCCCACTTGTAAGCCGTATTCGGCAGAGGCTTTTTCTTCGTCAGATACAAACTGAGTTGGGAACCCTGTAGCAGAAATATTTACTAAGACATCTTTCATCTAATTATTTCACTTATATCACCCTTGTTCGAGTACCTTGCAAAAGTAATGCTTATTTTTGATTCTTTTTTTTCAGGTAAATATAGGTGTTTTTGGTTTGCCATAATAGCAAGCCCTGAACTAATTGATGCGTCAAATCTTGTACGGTTAGAAATATC